GTAAGATAGATTCTTAACCTTAACGGTTTTCCAATCTATCACATCTCCTGTTTCTGGTATATATAAATCTATATGGGCTTTCATTCCATTGTATTCAACAGATGTTTCAACCCAATACTTTTCACCCTTTGGATCTGCAGTTGCAATCGCCTTCTCTATCTCAGCGTGGATAGCAGTACCCATAATAGCTGACAACTTTAATTCATTATCATTAGTTTCAGGTTGATCGTTAAGACGATACCAAACTTTTCTACGGCAACCACCCAACTCTGATGGACCTACCTGTGTCTGTTTAGATCTTGCCCTACCAGCATCTTTAGCCCGTAGTACTTGTAGTAGTAATTCTTTTGGGTCGGTCATATGGACATCCATCCTTCATACTGTGCATCAGGATTGTCCTGTAGCCACTGTGCTCTCATCTTGTTCTGTTCCTCCCAGTTAACATCTGTATCTCTACAGGCTTTTATACCATCCTCATAACCTTTTTCATAGGCCTCTTGGACAGCAAACTTCCTAGTCTTATTCATTGTTCCTACTTAGTGAATTGTGTTTTGATACTAGCAGTACCACCACACCAAACGTTGTATTGGATTGCTATGTTGATAGCTTTCTTTGCAGCACCAGTTGCTTTTGTATGTGTCTTAGTATCATTCTCTAGTGCAACCAATGCACCAAGAGCTAATGAACCACCTGAGCCTATGCCGTATAGATTTCTATCATCTCGCATATACCCGTAGTCATCACTGATCTGGAATAACTTTCCATTAAAACAAATTAAAGCATCCCAACCAGCATCATCATCATTCTTACCCTTAGGAGCAGGGTCATACCCTGCCTCAGTGAGAGTTTGTTTAATAGAAGGTAGAACTCTGATCATCATAAATCTATCAGGATCTTGTGTCTTGATTACCTTTGGTGGTTGCCATAGATTATTAAGGATATCTCCAGCAATTGCATCACCGGCAACAGCAATTAAATACTCATTGACTTTAACAATTTTGTCATAGCCTTTAGCTATGTAAGGTTTATCTGTATATGTGGTCATTGAGTCTGCTGCAAGAATGTGTACCATATGAGCCGTGAGGCGAATTACGGTACGGGCGGCGCTTTGAAGCGCCGCAGTGGTACAGTCAGTATGTTCCGTCTACCAAACCTGCGAAAAAATAAAGAGAACCTACCTCCTAAATTTGGTACAGATCTTAGATCTTTAGGACCATTACACGCTTGTCCTTGTGGTTCTAAAGTCTTCTCTATCCTAGCTACCTTTGATAACTTTGAGATCTCTTGGTATATGTTAGATGCAACCTGTGCTAACTGTGGCAACCTAATAGTAGTTCCTTGTCCAGTAGATGATCCCGCTAGGGAAATTTAGGGCATATGCCAAATAGACCATATAAAGATATTAAATGTGGCACTTATTCAGGATATCAAAAACATTATAGATTAAAAGAACCAAGTTGTAACTCCTGTAAAAAAAGTGCAGCAGAATATGTTAAAAAATATTATTATAAAAATACTAAAAAAGTATTAAATCGTTTAAAAATATATCAAAAAAATAACCCTAAACGTAAGTTAGCAAAAGAAAGAAGAAAAGCAAGAAGAAGGGCAAGATTAAAAGGTTGTGTAACTGAACCCTATACTCTTGCCCAAATATTTGATACTTATGGATATAATTGTTATTTATGTAACGAACTCATAGATCTAAAAGCTCCTCGTCAGGCTGGTAAACCAGGATGGGAACAAGGACTTCATATAGATCATTTTATAGATATTCAATACGGTGGTGGTGATACATTAAAAAATGTAAGGCCAACTCACGGTATATGTAATCTCCGTAAAAACAAAAAAGAGAGGCGCAATTAAGCGCCCCTTGAACCAATCAAGATTGCATACTCTGGTGCAAGGTCTGCAGCGAGTGCTAGACCTAGTGTTACTGCTGATGCTAATACAGCTCGTAGATAAGACTTAAATGCAGCCTTAGTCTTCTTGCTCTTTAATCTTGCAATTAACTTATCCATATCCATCCTTACGGGCGAACTACACCCATTACTAGAGAGTATGGTCGTTTCCTAAGATACACACCATCTCCATTTGATTGACTGCCCTTGGATCCACTACTGGTATTACCTTCAATTACTTGAAGATTCTTGAACCTAGTATTGTTTCCAACGACTATCCCAACGTGGTCAGGCTGTACATCTTTATCAAACTGGAAGAAAACAATATCTCCAGGTTGTGCTTGACCTATTGGAATTATTTTATTTCTATTAGTGAACCATTTTAAACCAGCATCACAGGAGGCAAAGCCCTTCTCTCCTTGTGCTGCAATACTCTTACCTAACTCAGCCTTATTAAATACCCAAGATACAAACATTGCACACCAAGGTTGGTTATTAGCACCATACCATTTGCCATACTTGTTATCGTTATTACCAGTCTCTCTATTACCTATCTCATCTTTTGCTATCTCTACTACTTTACTCATTGGTACCTCTTTGAATTAATATCTGGTACAGGGTGTCTACTTTTTCTTCTAGCCGATTGACCTGGTCTTTGAGGCTTGACCCACCATTGGGGCGAAGTTCAGACAAGTAATGTCTAGTTAAGTGTCTTACTCCCATTGCTAAGGCTGATACTAAAGTTACTGCCGATACAGCCAGAGCTGCCCAATCGTTAGGAGACATATGTTTATACCGATCTAATAGTTACGACTAACATTCCACCATATCCGGAGAATCGTCTGTCGCTTGGTGTCTTATTAATGAAATCAAGTTCTTCAATCAATCCAATATAGGACTCACCTGTTCTGAAGTCCTCTACCCTAATGGTATCGCCAACATTTTCTACTGATTCAAGTTGGCTCATACGATCATAAGCAGCACCTTCATATCCTGTTTCCACACCGAACTTATCGCTCTCGTGGTCATAGCAGAATAGAGGGTATTGAATTAATCTTTGACGTGGCACTGCAGGCAGTGACTTGAGTTGATATCCAGTAAATAGTGGCCCTAAGGTGTCATCACTATCTGATCTAGTTAATACAAATTTAAAGCCTAGATACTCTTGTGCTCCTACTGGATATGGAATACCGATTTCCTGTACAGTTGCATCCTCAGTAAAGTTACCGATTAGATACTCTGTATCATTATAGGAAATAGAGTAGATACTTAATCCACCATTAGTGTTATCAACTCTAGGTGTAAGTAACTTAAAGATCTTACCCTCTAGTGTGTTGTATCGGACAAAGCCTGTTCGTAGTTCACCCTGATATACAAGATCAGTATCTGATTCTATATAGACAGCACCATTAGTTGTACTGTAATTAGTTGTAAAAGCTAATCTATCTGTTCCATTAATAAAAGCACAGGCTGTTGTATAGCGACCTGTTATGCGACTTCCTGCAGTTTGTGGGAAGTAGTAAGTATCCCAAGCGTAAGGAAATATCAGTGTGCCTAGCGAGGTTCCTAGATCAATCCTAGTAGTTCCTGGAGCGCCATCAACATTGGTTGCACACCAAACAAATCTATCACGAGCAGCAAAGTCATAGACTGGTTGCTCTGATTCAAATAACAATGGTCCGTAGGATATAGATCCATCATCTGAAACTGCTGCAACTCGGACACCTTTAGATGTACCGATTAGCATATAGCCTAGGTAGTAGTAAATCCTGTAGATAAGTTCACCGCTAGGCATCTCTGCTGCAGTAATAGCACTGGTGATGGTAGGCATAGCACCAGTAGATTGTAGTGTAAACTTTTGAATATTAGATTGAGCACCAGAAAAACCGGCACAGTAAATAGCAGCACCTGAAGAGGTGATACTGGTATAGAAAAAGTTATCTACTGGATGGGTATATACCGCACTAGGTAGTGCTGATGCAGTTGTGGATATCTCAAATACTTTGTTATTAATACAAGCTACGATACGCTCTTTAGTAAACTCCATTACTGCTTTATTAACTACAATAGATGTAGTCTTAAACATTTCAGTTGCGGCAGTATCAGAATCATCATTAAGTAACTTCTTATACATAGCAGTCTTATCAGTACCGCTATCATCAATTAAGGCAATCCAGTATGCGTATACACCATCATCGCAGTAGCCATAGATCTTATAGGCACCAACAGATGCGTAGTCTTGGAAGTGGATTACACTGCTAGTTACAGTTCCTGGTGGGGTAACTGCTGCTGATGTTACGTTAGAGGCGGTCTTAGCATAGGTAAAGGTAGTAGTGCTAGGTACGGTAGCAATTTTATAATCACCATTAAAGGTAGCATCTACACCAGATACAGTTATCTGCATACCAACAGCTAACCCGTGTGCTGCTGCTGTAGTTAATGTGGCTACGTTAGAGGTTAATGCTTTGTTAGTAACAGATGCAGTAATGGTTGGATAGACCTTGTCAATATCGTAACCATCAAGCATTAGGCAACCACCGTAGGTGTTGCTGCTCTTAGTCCATTCAATAGATCTTAAATGCTGTCCTGGTCTTTCATTAGATAACAGTTCAGTCTCAGTAATATGAGTAGGTGCCACATCGTAGATAAGGCTTGCTTGTCCTTTAGTCCAAACATCTACACCCTTAGATTCGGTGTACTGAAAACGAAGTGACTCATCCTGTGCTGGCTCAAAGTATTTAATACCTTGTCCGAAATGGAATGATGACTGGGATCTAAACCACCAACCAGTAAGAGACTGCTCTCCAGCCTCACGAGTCTGGTCATACTGTTGTTTACGGTACTGGGCAGTTACTCTACGGTATGGTGAATCATCAGATGCTCCAATGAAAAACGGCAGACCACCGATAGCCATATCATAAGCAACACCGGTAGCTGAATAGTTAGTAGCACCTGATGGGTTGGATAATACATATGGGATGCCTTCGGTAATATTATCGCCATAAGCCATTATTTAGACCTCCCGTATATATATCCAATTACTAAACCACAAAAAAATCCTAGATAGGCTAGGAATATTTCCATTTATCTCCTTTATTATTAAATATAAAGATAGGGGCCTTTTAGCCTCGTTGCCCAGGAGGAACTTATTAAGTTAGTAAGACACAATCCCTCAAGATTATGCTGATGCGCTGTTGCTAATCTTAGGCTTTGGTGTTGGCATTAATGCCTCAATCTCAGCCTCAGTTAATCCCAACTTTTGATAAGCAGAAATTTTGTTTTGAAGTAATGCTTCTGCATCTGTTTTTGCTTGTTCTTTTGCTAATCTAGCATCAGCCCATTCATTTATTTGTGCTTCGTATTCCTCAACCGATAATTCAGCATAACCTGACTCATCATTTCCAATACGCAAAGTTGGATTTTCTGCTCTAATTATTTCTATCATTTCACTTTTACTTATCATTATGACCTCGCATAAGCATAGACGGCGACTGTTCCTGTGATATTACTAGATGAACTTTTTAACAAAAAACCAGTATAGGTTCTTTTATCCCCAGCATTAGCCATAACCATATTACCTGTGGAATTGTCTTCAGACATTACATTTCCGTAAATCACACCATAAGCGTTAGCACCTACGCCTTGCACAGTCAAAACACCTCTAGAGGGAAATCCAGATTGACCAATGTTGGTATGTAAAAAGAAATCTGTGCCGCTACTTACTTGATTTGTATAAGTTGTGGCTAAATAATCATTACGAATTGCATTACCATAAAATGAAGTTTGAGTTGCTGGCCCTGCATATCTAAAATTAAATAATAAATTATCAGTCAGAGTTGCAGCATAAATGTCCTCAATAACAATTAAATAAGTTTGATATGTTGATGTAAATACATCATCAAAAGTTGTGCCAGTATTGGCAACATTTGAAAAACTTGTTGGTGCTTTTACTAAAACTAATGTGCTTGCACCGCCAGGTGCAGCCCACTTTAAACCAGTTGCTTCCGCACTATCCGCTACGAGTGTGTGTCCGTTTGTGCCTACTGCTAGAATTGCGGCATCGTTGGTAGCGCTACCTACAACAAGGTCTCCCTTAGCTGCTGGTGCTACGGAACTAGCCGTTGCTTTGGTTATTGGCATTAGTTACCTCCT